GAGGCGCTCACAGAGCCTTCTACGACTGTCTCACAGCCTTCCACGACTGTTGCTCCTGTGCCGTATGAGACTAATTGCCAGGAATGGTTCCCAACAGCCATTTCGGTTGGCTGGCCCAATGACACTGAGACCCTTATGAAGTTGGGTCGCCTGCTCTGGAAGGAAACGAGGTGCCTCAATGTCAGTTACACGCATCCACAATTCAACGGCCATGACCACGGAATCGCACAAATAAACGAGATTCATCGTTCTTATGTAGAACAAGTTTTTAATATGCCGATGGAGGAAGCAATGAGCGACCCGACCCTGAACCTCAGGTTTGCTTTCCTGCTGTACTCGGATGTCGCTAAGAATGGTGGTTGTGGCTGGAGGCCGTGGAAGTTGTGCTGAACATCAACCGACCCGACTGGCAGATTAGAGCTTCATGTCGAGCACTACCGTTAGACCTGTTTTTCCCGTCCAACGGTGTTGAGTCATCACGAAACCTCAATGTTATTAAGCCTTTCTGTGATGTGTGCCCGGTACGAGTTGAGTGTTTAGCGTGCGCTATGAGTCACCCAGACGAAAAAGGGATTTGGGCTGGCACCACCGAGAACGACCGTCGGCGAATCAGGTCTAAGAATTACAACGATCGCAAAGCCACACCGATGGTTTATAGTGATGGCAAGTACCGACAAGTAAAGGACCCGACATGATCGACAAGATTCAAGAAATGACTCGCGCTGTTACTAAAGCCGAGATAGCGATGAAAGCCGCACAATGGCAAATTGAACGCCTGAACGACGATGTAGGGATGCTCAGAAAAGCCCTGTTTGAGTTGGCTTATGTTGCCGAGGAGAACGGTATCTATCTGTCTAATCTCACAAAGTCAACGCAAGACACGATTGTGGCCATGCGTTTAGGTGGCTTTAAATGAACGTCATACTGTGCCAAGAATGTCAAATGGAATTGCACCACCATGACACACGTTTGCAACCAATCCTTAAAGGCATATGCCTCGAATGTGGCCACAAAGGAAACTGGGAAGGTTTAACCCAAGCCGAGCGTGCCAGGTGCAATGACCTGTTGAACTATTTACGCATGACGCCTGAGCAACGGCGAGCATTTGACAGAAACTTGGGCAGCTGATGGATCTCACAAACTACGTCGACGTACCAACACGCTTTGCAGCTGCACTAGAACGCTGGCCTGAACTACGCATAATTGAGAACCGACCCGAAGTCATCACCATTGCAGACAAGACGTTTATAAGCGTCACCATGCAAGCCTGGCGAACACCTGATGACCCTGTACCGGCACAAGCAACATGCTTTGAACCGTTCCCAGGCAAAACCAGTTTCACCCGTGACTCAGAACAGATGAACGCAAGCACCAGCGCTTTAGGCCGTGTCCTAGGTTTAATGATGAGTTTCGGCTCGAAGATGGCTAGCGCCGAAGAAGTACGAAACCGTCAAGAAACCAGCACCCCAGACACCCTATTAAAACAGCCAGTTGACTTGCACCACATTGGCCGTAAAGCCCCTGCAAATGACCGTACACAGGCGCTCGGTTCATCGGGTGAACCGCCGACCGCCAAACAGTTGGGGATGCTTCGAGCCAAAAACTGGGAAGGTGCAGTCCCTGCGACTAAACGTGAAGCGTCCGAACTTATTGATCGGCTAATGCACGGTGGCTGAAATATTAGAAGCCGACTTTCAAAAGGCTGTAATTACATTGGCTAAATTGCATGGTTGGCGAGTCATGCACACACACCCAGCCCTAGTCCGACCGGGCAAATGGATCACACCTAACACAGGAAACCAAGGCTTCCCTGACCTAGTGATGACCCACCCTTTTCGAGGCACCATCTTTGTTGAATTAAAAGGTCCCAAAGGTGTCGTCAGTAATTTGCAGTGGGACTGGATCAACGCACTTGAGGATTCAGGCGAAGAGGTACACGTTTGGCGGCCCAAAGACTTAGAGAAAATCAGCGACCGACTAGCCAGGAGACCAGACGATGACTGAGTTCATGCAACCAATTAACCCGATACGAATTACAACAGGAAGCGACGAATGGTCATTCAAAACTCCAGTGTTTGCGCTCGCCTTACAAAATGAGAAAGTCACCTATCTGACAATCAACGGGAACTTCTATCGTCCCGATCAAATTAAGTTTGCCGAGATGAACATTAACGGCCAATGGGTTGCACTTGAATCCCATCATCATCGACAGGCAAAACACGAGTCGCCTTCAACCGATTGATCTGCTTGATCATGCCGGTCGGAATCGCTAAAACATGGTCGTAATGGTCGTCATCAAGTATGCGTGACTGAGCGATCACAACATGATCTGCTTTGATTGACTCCAGCACCCAACCGACACTGGACACGATGCACGGCGAAACATCTATCTCACCTTTAGTAGTCCAAGTCTCACAAACACTGTGGGCGTCATGCCAAATGATTTGTACCAGCTGATGCTTCATACTCTTTCCCTCTGTACATCGCAAACCCATCGGTTATAGCGACCTGCTCATACACAAACTTCCCTGACTCAGGATCGTACGGTATGACCGCTATGCCCTGTTGCCAGTCTTCAGTACGTTTCAATGGGCGACCGTCTAAATCAATGCCACCCTTAACGCTAGGTATCGCACCATCTACTCGACACAGACAGCCAGGCGAAGCCGCCATGACCGTTCTAGGACCATCAAAGTCATCTCTCGTGCGCTCAGCCCATTCCCTGCGGTGAATATGCCCATAAATCACACTGACCTTCTCAGACGACAAATACTTGTGGGCCGTACTGCCACCACTAGCCACCTTGTCACCATGAATGACACGCAACTCTGGAGTGATCCAACAATGAGCTGCTGGATAGCCAGGGCGGTACTCAATATCAACCTCATCAAGTCGACACAAAAAAGGTACAGACATCACAGGCCACGAATTAGGCAGATTGCCTCGCTTCAAACCAAACGATGCCGATGCGTTCATTAACAGGTATTTGGGTAAACGCTCCTCATGGTTACCTGCCAACCAAATGATCTTTGCGTTAGGAGCTGCTTTGCGTAACTGTGCACCCAACAGGGTTGCTCGGTCTATCGTCGCTTGAGTTGTGCGCTGATATGCAGGCGTCACGACATACTTGCCTAACTCAGCCAAGTCCAGATTGTCGCCGACCAGCACGACCAGATCAGGGTTGACGTCAGTACAAATTCTGAGTGCTACATCAATAGCACGCTCATCGTGAATCGGTTCAAGTTGCCCGGTCAAAGTCGTGAAATAACCAATCTGTATGTCAGGAAATATAAAGCATTGAGCCCATTTTGATTGGCGTTTCTGCACCTTAGAGACAGGAATACGCACTACAGGACCTTGTTTAATTACGGGCCATTCGGGACCGTTCTCCCATTTAGGTGAGAACTGGATCAGCGATGTTTCACGCAATGTTGCTCGAGTCGTCGGTTTCACTTGAGTGACCTCACCTATCTCGTCTATGTCAATTCCTTGACTATTGAGTAGTGCAGCGATACGACCAAGTTGCCGTTGCATGATGAAACCTTACTGATTTGAAGCATTTAGTGGGGGATACTTGACAATGCTCCCACCCGTCTGGCTATGATCTCATCGCTGGGTCGGGCGTTGTGTTGCTACTCCACCGACCCAGCACCCCCTACAACAACAGCTCATAAAGAGATGAGCATTAGCCCTTGTAAGTATCTGAGCCTTACTATGGGAACACTCGGCAACGAGGGTAGACGCTCACGCATTGTGAGCGATCAGCGTTCCCTAACGTACAAAGGCGAAGGTTGTCCACCGAACAAAACTAGACCGGCACCCTGTGGCTACTTGCCCAAATTGTGGGGGACACAAACAACCCAACCCTGTCATGTACTTAGAGGACAACCGAGCAAGTGCCCTTCTTGCTTGGGCGTCAGTATCTATTGACCTTTGCCCTTGACCTACCATTACCACCAACCAAAGGAAACCCGATGACAGACAAACCAAAGAACCACGGCCACTGGAACAGCAAAGAATACCGAGACAACAGAGCCGAACTATTACGAGACAACCCACAGTGCTACATATGCGGCGCACCAGCTACTGAAGCAGATCACCTACTCGAATACGACCGAGGTGGCACGCATGAACTGCATAATCTTGCACCCTCATGCAAACCATGCAACAGCAGAAAAGGTCAGCGTTACGGCGAGATCAAGAAAAGAATTGTCAAAAATAAGACAGAACCCTTTTTTTCCACAGACACGGAAGCCCCCGAACCGCCTCTTGTAATCTCTCCTTACAAAGATTTAGCCGGAACTGGCGAGAACCAGCCGACAAAAGACCTGCTCAGCGCCTATATTCCAAGATTGGAAACGGCCGGTCGCTCGAATCTGTCG